TGATACGCCGCCTCAGCTTATCGAGATGATTTCGCAGTCTATGTACTCGGGTCCCGTGCCGCCACCTGCGATGATGCAACAATATGAGGCCGCACTGCCAGGTATGGCTGACCGCATCATGACCATGGCGGAAAAGGAGCAGGGAATGCGCCGCCGTGACAACGCTTGGATCATGGCGAACGATACCCTGCGGATCGCCGGAAGTATCTTGGTGTCTTTCGGACTTATCGCTGCCGGTGTTTACTGCGGTATGATCGGGCAGCCGTGGCTGGGCGGTGTGCTTGGAACGTCAGGCGCAATCGCTGGAGTCGCGGCAAAGCTCGTACACGGAAAGCAGCCTTAGCGACCGCTTTCCGACACAAAATCGCATCGATGACAATGCTGGTAGCCCTTCTTGTTGTCCATGTGGCAGCACTGCGCGGGCATGTAGACCTTCAGGCAGCCGCATATCAAAGGCCCTCAGATCAACATCTGGGGGCTTTTTTCATATCAAGACGCCATATGTTGATTGATCCGCCAATTTGCTGCACATTACGCTGCACAATCGGCGGAGTAGGATGCGGTGTCGAAGCTGGGCCTAAACATCAAGCAGGAAGCGTTTTGCAGCGAGTATCTCGTTGATCTTAATGCTACTCAGGCCGCAATCCGTGCTGGCTACTCTAAAAAGACCGCAGGATCGCAGGGCTTCGATCTCCTTAAAAAACCAGAAATTGAGGCCCGCATTGCCGAATTGATGGCAGTACGTGGCAAAAGAACCGAAATTACCGCCGATAGAGTTGTCCAGGAGCTTGCGAAAATCGCGTTTGCGACGATGCGGGCTTTTGTCAATGTGGACGAATTCGGGCAACCGCAGATCGACCTGTCCGGCACCGACGACGATCAGCTTGACGCGCTGGCGGAGGTGCAAACCGAAACCGTGGTGGAGCAAAGCGGGCGCGGCGATCAGAAGCAGACCGATGTAATCCGCAAGACCAAGATCAAGCTGCACGACAAACTGGGCGCATTGCGAGAGCTGGCCGAGCATACCGGCGTTTTCGACAAGTCCAACGCCAAGAAGGCCGATGCCCTATCGGCAGCCTTTCAGGAGATTTTCGCGCGCGGCTCCAAAGCACCGATCAGACGAGACGGTGACACATGAGCGCGCAACCCCGCACCATTGCACCAGAAAACCCGGAACTGTCACCGCTCGAGATATCGGAGCGCGCGGCCGGGATCAGGCTGACCGACATAACCCCCGAATTCACTCCGCAAAACCCGCATCAGCTCAAGCTTTGCCTAATGTCGTGGGAGTGGAGGATATTTTCGGGCTACCTCTACCAGATCACCACCAAGGGCGACGATGCGCCTGACGACGAACCAGAGATTGCCGTCGCATTCCGGCCCAACACCGCGCAACGCATGCTGCTGGCAAACCTGCACGAGCGCAACACCATCCTCAAAGCCCGGCAGATGGGGTTTTCTACGCTGATCGAAATCATGGCGCTGGATCACGCGCTATTCAACCGCGACCAAGAGGTTGTGGTTATCGCGCACACCAAAGACGCGGCAACCAAGCTCTATCGCAAGAAGGTGTGCTTCGCATACGACCGCTTGCCGCCATCCATCCGCGAAATGGTGCCGACAACCGAGCGCAGCCAGACGCAAATGGTTTTCGCCAACGGCAGCTCCATCGAGGTCACCTCGTCGGCACGCGGCGGCACCCCGCACTTCCTGCACATCAGCGAAATGGGCAAGATCGCAGCCAAGTTCCCAGACAAGGCCGTGGAAATCACAACCGGCTCATTGCAGGGCGTACCGCGATCAGGCTTCATTTTCATCGAGTCCACCGCCGAGGGCCAAAGCGGTGCATTTTATGACAACGCCATGCGCGCGCAGCGCAAGGCCGAAGCCAAAACGCCGCTGACCCAATCCGACTATCGCTTCCACTTCTTCGCGTGGTGGATGATGCCGGAGTACCGGCTTTCCCCCGATCAGACCAAGCGCGTCCGCATCAGTGCCAAAGAGCATGAGTACTTTGATGCCGTCGAAGGCAAGATGGACTGCGAGATAGATCTGGGCCAGCGGGCTTGGTACATCAGCAAGCGCGACAACGACTTCGCCACGACGCCAGACCTGATGTGGCGCGAGTATCCATCGACCCCCGAAGAATGTTGGCAGGCCAGCAACGAGGGCAAGTACTACGCCAAAGCGCTATCGCTGGCCCGCCGAGAGGGACGTATCGGGCGTATTCCGCTGTTGCGCCACGTCCCTTGCAACACCTTCTGGGACTTGGGCGCATCGGACTCCACGGCGATCTGGGTTCATCAGCGTGTCGGGCCCGAAGATCGGTTTCTGCGATACTTTGAGGAATCCGGGGCCGGGTATCTGGCCTTCATTATGTGGCTGGAAAGCTTGGGCGTGCTTTGGGCATCGCACTACCTGCCACACGACGCGGAACAAAAGCGACAGAAGCGGCAGGAAAACCCCAACGATTTTGCGCTTACTTCGCCGGTGATGATCCTGCGCGAGTTGCGGCCGAGTTGGGATTTCAAGATCGTGCCGCGCGTCCAGAACCTTCAACACGGCATCGACCAAACCCGCCTGACTATGCAGGGCTGCTTCTGGGACGATGAAGGCTGCAAGGAAGGGCTTCATCGGCTCGAAAACTACAGCCGCGAATGGAACACCCGACTCCAGTGCTGGCACGACCACCCCAAGCATGACGAACACAGCCATGGCGCAGATGCCTTCCGGCAGTTCTCGACCGGTTATGTCGCCCCAATCCCCCACACCAGAAACCCGCGCGCAGGGCAGTCCTCTACGCGCCGCCGCAGCAACGGAATGAGCGCATGAGCAAGTCAAAGCCCCTAGTCCAACCCGTGCTGGACCTGAATAAGCGGCACTTTGAGGCCCCCATCAACGGCTTGATCGTGGTCGGCTCTTGGCTGCGCATCAATCGGCGCCACTGGGAACCTTGCTTGGTGCTGTTGCACGGCATGCGCCCAATCAAGGCCGGAAAAACTGTTCCGATCATCATTCAGCTCAAAGACGCTTGGCGATGGGCGATGCACGGCGACGTGGGCGATCCAGCCCATTGTGTCGGGCAGATCATCACTTGGCTGGCCGAGGGGCTACTACCCGGCTCGCCCGGAAACAAAGCAGACCACATGCGGATCATGGACGCGATCAACCGTCGCCTGCCCGATCTAATCGCGATGCCCCCGAGGCCAAAGGGGGACGAGTACGCCGTCGCGGAAGTGACAATGCTCGACAAAACGACCGGGGAAGTCATCAGCCAGCGGGAGATTAAATACGATGCCTGACCCTAACAGCTATTCCGGTGGCCCGATGTTCGGGGACCGCCGCACGCCCAAAGCGCCCGGCGATACCTACATGCCAGAGGTTTATGATCCAGCCCGCAAAATTCTGAAGCTGGATCGCAGTGTGATTTCCCCGCTCGATTCATTGCCGGCGCAAAACCTGCACAACCGGATGATGGGCTGGTACACGCACGAGTTGGACTCCCAAGCGCAGAACCGCATCGAAATGGCGATGGATGATGATTTCTTTGATCATATCCAGTGGACCGAACAAGAGCTGGCAACGCTGCAAGAGCGCGGGCAAGCGCCCATCGTTTTCAACATCACCCAAACCACAATCAACTGGGTTTTGGGGTCGCAGCGCCGCGCGCCGCTAGATTTCACCATTTTGCCACGAACCAAGGCAGGCCAAGCGGCGGCACAGCGCAAGACCGAGTTGCTCAAGCATATCGCGGATGAAAACCGCAGCACCTTCGAGATATCGGCGGCGTTCGGTATGGCCGTGAAGGTGGGGCTTGGCTGGCTAGAATGTGGTCAGGGCCGCCCCGAAGAAGGCACGCAGGTATTCGACCGTCACGAAGATTGGCGCGCGATGCTCTGGGACTCGACCTCACGTCGCTATGACCTCCTGGACTCGCGCTATCTGTTCCGCACGAAATGGCTGGATAGCGATGTGGCCGAAACCCTATGGCCGCACCGTGCCGGAACTCTGCGCATGGCTGCCAACAGCACGCTGTTGGGCATCTATGACGGCGATGATCTGGGCGATGAAGCGATGGACTCGCAAGAGGCGTCACATTTCAGCACCTTCACCGGCACCGCGTCCCGCCGCGGCTTCGGCAGCGTTCGGCAGCGTGTCCGCGTGATCGAAGCTTGGTTCAAGATGCCGGTGCCGGATGCCTTGCTCATTCAGGGCGGGCAGTTTTCCGGCGAAATGTTTGATGAGTGGTCCCCCGGCCACTGGTCAGAGGTAAAAAACGGTATTGCAACGCTGGTCGCCCGCCCGCGCGAAGTAATCCATGTGGCCCTTATGACCGATGCGGGCTTGCTGGATCTTCGCCGCAGCCCATATCGCCACAACCGTTACCCCTTCACCCCGGTTTGGGGCTACCGCCGCGCCCGCGACGGCATGCCCTATGGGATGATCAGAGGCATTCGCGACGTTCAGCGCGACCTGAACAAGCGCGGCTCAAAGGCGCTGCACCACTTGTCCAGTACCCGCGTCACGATGGAAGAAGGCGCGGTTGACGATGTGGAAAACCTGCGCAACGAAGCTGGCCGACCGGACGCAGTGATCGTTTACAAGGCCAGCAAGCCCGCGCCTATGGTGCATGTCGATACCAACATTGCAGCAGCGCATATCGAATTGATGGACCGAGATGCGTCGATGATCCGGGAAATCGGCGGCATCACCAACGAGAACCTTGGCCGTCCGACAACCGCGAAGTCAGGCGTGGCAATTGCCCGCCTGCAAGACCAAGGCGCGCTGTCAACATCGCTGTTTTTTGAGAACCTGCGGCAGTCCCGACAGATCCACGGTGAAAAGCTCGTCGTGTTGACCGAGATGTACTACGACAAGCGCGAAGAATTCCTGATCACCGACACGCGCGGGAACCCGGATTTCAAGGTAATCAACGATGGGGCCACCGAGAACGATATCGCATCGTTCAAAGCGCGGTTTGTCATTTCCGAAGAAGATTGGCGCGCAACTGCCCGTGCAGCACAGGCTGAGCAATTGCTGGATCTTGGCGGCAAGCTGGCAGCGACGGCCCCGCAGATCGTTGTCTCCATCCTTGACCTGATAGTCGAGGCCATGGACGTGCCCAACGGCTCCGAAATCGTGAAGCGCATCAGGCAGCTCACTGGCGTCGATGATCCTGATGCCGATCCCAATAACCCGGATCCTGAAACCGTTGCGAAAAAGCAGGCGGCTTCAGAACAGGCGCAGCTTTCTCAACGCCAGCTCATGGCAGCCCTAAAGGAAATGGAAGCCAAGGCGCGCAAGACCGCTGCCGAAGCGGCAAAGGCCGAGGCTTCAATCACATCGGATGGCATTGCGCAGCTCAAAGCCGCGTTTGAGGCGGCAATCGCAATCGCAGGCGCACCCGCTGTGGCCGCTGCTGCCGATCAGATCCTGATGGAAGCCTCAAAGGCCGAGGCGCGCGCCGTGGCGTCATCTCAGCCGCCGCAAGGCAGCATGCAGCCGCCTGCACCAGAACAACCGCCCATTGACCCGGCCCAAGCGGCAATCCCGCCGCAACAGCCACCTGCCATGTGAGGATCAACCAATGCCGATTGAACATATCAAACTAACTGGGACAGACCATATCCCAGAGGAATTCACGCTCGAAACGCTCAGCGCATCGCTGACCGAGGCCGAGATTAGCGCCCTGAACGAAGGCGACGATCCAATCCTGCCGGTGGCGCCAAGCGCAGCCGAGCTGGAAGCTGCAGCACTGGCCGAACAGCAAGCCGCAACCGAAGCAGCCAATGCTGCGGCCGCCGCACAAGCTCAGGCCCAACAGAAGACCGACGCAGTTGAAATCCCCGATACCACAGATGCAGAGCGGGTAATCGCGGAAGCCGATGCAAAGCTGGAGGAACTGCAGGGCAAGTTTGACGACGGCGACCTGACCCATTCGGAATGGGTGGCCCAACAGCGCGCGATCATTCAAGCACAGGCCCGCGCGCAGATCGTGATCGACCGGGCGCAGGAAGTCATTTCCCAAACAGTGACCCAGAAACGCCAGACCTTCTATTCGACGCTGGATGCATTCAAGGCCAACGGAAACGAATTCCTGTGGTCGCAAGAACACCTGAACGGTTGGGATTTGGCGCTGAAAGCAGTGACCGGCAATCAAGCCTATGCCGGTCTTGATGCGGCCCGCCAGATCGACCTGGCCCGCGACCTCTACGCCGCCAATTACAAGGCAATCAACGGCAAAGGGCTTCCCGGCGCCAAAGCTAAAGCTGCCGACGATGGCGACGGCCCCGGCCCGCGCACCGACCCGCGCCCGGAACCTGTTCAAACGCTGGCAGGTTTCAACACAGACTCCAACGCATCCATTGAGGACGGCACTTTTGCCGCCATCGACAAGATGATGGGGAAAGACCCAATCGAAGCCGAAAAGATGCTGAACCGGCTGACTTCCGATCAACGCACAGCGTTCCTTGAGCGCGTCTAACCCCCCGATCTGAAAGGAAGCAGATATGCTGGTCAAGAAGATACCTCGCGGTCAAGGCCAGCGTATCTGTATCGGTGACGATGTGGTTATCGAGGTCAAACGTGCATCCGAAGGGCGAATAACCGTCACGGTTCAAGCCCCGAAAGAGCTGACAATCACAGCCCGAAATTCAACTGATAGTAATTCTGTTGAATCCTGACTACCATATATGGTACGAATAGGCCAAACCACCCGTGCATAGGATGTGCCCGGATCATCTTTATTTGATCCAAGGAGCCATCCTATGTCGCAAACTACCATTGGCATTAACTCGCCTCTCGCCGTTAAGCGGTGGGCCACTCAGCTTGCACTCGACGTGGACAAGCAATCGTACTGGAACAACCGTTTCGTTGGTGAAGGCCAGAACAACATTGTTCAGCGCGTCGTCGATCTGGAAGAAGATGCGGGTGATCGTGTCCAATACGATCTGGCAATGCGCCTGCGCGGCGGCATGACCTTCGGTGACAACCTGATCGAAGGCAACGAAGAACAGCTCACCTTCTACCAAGACGAAGTGCGGATTGATCAGGTTCGCAAAGGCGCATCGGCCGGTGGCCGCATGACCCGCAAGCGCACCATGCACAACCTTCGCAAAGTCGCCAAGGACATGACCGCCGAATATGTGGCCGAATGGCTGGACGAAGGCTATTTTGTCTACCTGTCCGGTGACTCAGCCCTCTCCGCGATCAACCAAGACGCCAAGTTTGCCGGTGCCTTCGCTGGCAACAGCATTGACGCGCCGGACTCCGACCACATCATGTATGGCGGTGCCGCCACGTCCAAGGCTTCCATGGCTTCCACCGACAAAATGTCGATGGCGCTGCTTGAGCGTATCGCCGTCAAGCCGCGCATGATGAACGCGGTAAACCCCGATGTGGTCAAAATGACCCCGATTTCAGTCGATGGCGGCCGCCGCTTTGTGGTGCTCATGTCGCCGTTCCAAGCGCATGCCCTGCGCACCGAAACCGGCGATTTGTCGTGGTCGAAAACCCAACAGGCTCTGGCAACCTCTGAAGGTCGTAACTCCCCGATCTGCAAGGGTGGCTTGGGCATGATCAACGATCTGGTGTTGCACGAGCATGAATCGGTGCGTCGGTTCTCTGATTACGGCGCAGGCAACAACGTCAACGCTGCACGAGCGCTGCTGCTTGGCCGTCAGGCTGGTGTGATTGCCTATGGTGCCGCCGGCAACGGCACCCGCATGACGTGGGTAGAAAAGCTGGTCGATGCTGACAACCTCGTCAACATCTACTGCGGTCTGATCGTGGGCTTGAAGAAGGTCCGCTACAACGCCCGCGATTTCGGCGTCTGTGCCGTCGATACGGCATGCACCGACCCGAACGCCTGATCCTGATGTGAGCGCGGGGGCTGTATCTGGCCCCCGCTTCCGCAACCAAACCAAAGGACCGCAGAAATGTCGACCAAGCAAAGCACCGCCTTCAAAGGCAATGCGCGCACCCCGATCCCCACGCCCCACAAAGCAGGCGATGCGCAAACCTACCTGTTCACCCACGTTTTCAACGAAGCCGTTCTGACCACGGACGTGCTGGAACTGTTCCCGGTGTTCCCAAACGGCAAAATCGTGCAATTCGACTATGCGACCGAGAACATCGGCGCCATCAACCTGAACATTGGCTTTCTGACCGGCACCCCGGGCGATGTGGTCAGCGCGCGCACCTGTGGCAGTGAGTTCTTTGCTGCAACCGCCGCAAACACCCCGTCCGAGGCCGCACTGTTGACCTTGGCAGCTGTGGCCGAAAGCGCAGACGTGAAATCCATTGGGCTTGTCCCGGCAGCGAATATTACCGCCGCCGCCAACAAGAAGATTCACATTCGTCTGACCATCAAAGGTTAACGCGCAATCCGACTGCCTTGGGCGCTGAAAATCACGCCCAAGGCATAACCATTTTTCCAGATTAGGAACCTGCCATGTCCCAGATCATGCTTATCGAATGCACCTTGCAGCGCAAAGGCGGCACCCAGGTCAAGATGGCCGACAACACCACCTATCACTTCAAAGATGATGGTACGGGCGCGCACATCGCGGCTGTGAGTAATGCCGATCACATCGGCACCTTGCTTGGCATCAAAGAAGCCTACCGCGTCTACGGCATGCAAACCGCCGATGTGGCCGCAACCGGCGTTGTCGCAACTACTGTGCAGCCAATTATGGTGGCGCCCATCGTTCAGGCCCCGGTTACGGCCCCTGCGGTAACGCAAGCACCGGCAGCAAGTACACCGCCCGCTCAAGAACTCCAAACGCCGCCCCCGGCCACCACGACCAATGAGCAAGCCGGGCTTTCCCCCGACATGAACATTGACGAGCTGCGGGCGCTATTCTTGGCCGAAGTAGGCCGCGAGCCGAACGCCCGCGCCAAAGCTGAAACCATGATTGCACAGATCGAGGCTATCCGCGCCGAGCGTGCCGCCTAATCGGGCT